GGGGGCACTGGAAAACGACCGTTTCGGTCGTGCTGGATCTGCGGAGGGCTCTAACCAAGAGCTCGTCGCTTCACTCTCTGTTCTCTTCTAGGACCTAAGCCATGCCTATCAACGGTAAGTTCTACTCCCTCAACGATGCGCAACTCGTCTCTCCCTTGATCTCAGTCTGTCTTTTGATAGCTGATGTCAGGAAGAATGAGCTAGCGGTTCGCGAGGAGTTCCCTTACCTCACTGACATTGAAGTCAGTGATCTGGCATGGGGAACCACGATCGTTAACGCCGCACGAGATGTGCTGCGCCAGCGGTCCTATGGTTCTGGTCCGGCTGCCCTGGCTCTCTTCCGAGAGCTCGGGCTGGTGGATGAGAACGGAAACCTAACGTCGGATGACGTGAGGGAAGAACTGTGAGCATGCCTCCCGATGAAACGATCTCGAGTGGCGGCTACGGTGTAAATCATCGTCGCCGTTATGCCAGAAATGGCACTCTCCAGACCGATTTCGGTCCTGCACAGAGACTTGTGCAGGGCAGGTTCACAGAAGTAAAACGCACCCGTGGAAAGCGTCTTCCCTTACGGGAGAAGCCTTTCACACGTACCACCATAGCAACCGCAGTTCCCTTCGGGGACATTGGTTACTGGTCATACAGTGTAGGGTCTTTTGTTCATACCTATGAACGATCGACTGGCCATCAGTCTCAGACGAATAATACCGTCTCGCCTGTGGCCTACTACGACTGTTGGGGCTTGGCTGCTGCAAAGGAGCCAGATTTCGCCCTTCGGTACGCGTGCACTCCGACTAGCCTTGGCGTGAATCCAGACCTGCTTTCGCAGGCTGAGGTAAAAGCCATGACTAAGTTGCGTAGTAAGTCGGGTAGTCCTGACCTGAATTTCGGTCAGATGTGGGCAGAACGGCGGGAAACCGCCGAACTCCTACAGTCCGCTACTACGGGGATGGCGGAGTTGGTTCGGGCTTGCGGCAAGAAAGACTGGCGTAAGTCCGCCTCCATCCTGAAGGGGATGTTTTCTGCTACTGGTGCCACCCCAGCCCGTGAAAAGGCTAGGATGGAGTGGGTAGAACGGTGGCTAAAGAAGGAACTGAAGAAAACTCCTTCCAATGCCGTCCGTGCTGTCCGCAGTGCAGAGAACGCCATACTAGGGTACAACCTTGGTGTGTCTCCCCTGCTTAAGGACTTAGAGAGTGCGACTACCTCTCTATTCGCTGGAGACATGACCGCGGGTTATTTCGATATCCGCGTTCACGCTCGGCACTCTCGCACCATAAACGACCGCGCAAGCGGCACGTTGTGTGCGACCCAGAGCCAGGCGATAGGTCTCAAGGACAGCCAGTACGAACTAACGTGCAGTGAAACGCACGGTTATGATGTTCGCCTGGTTGCCCGTCCACGTTTCAGCAATGAAGCACTGCTGAGTCGCTTAGGTCTTTCCGATCTAAGCACTCCATGGGAGGCGATTCGCCTTTCGTGGCTCGTGGATTACTGGTTCGCTGTCGGCAAGTACTTGGAGGCCCTAAATGTACCTAGGGAATTTGAGTTTGTCGACGGAAGCTACACGCAACGTCTTATCCGTATCACTACGTGTAAGATGAAGTCCTCGTTGCATGGAACCAGTAGAGCAGG